GTGATGTGCCAGTCGAAGCCGGCGGGGTGGAAGTAGCGAAGGTGCGCGATGGCCTCGTCGCCCAGCCCGTCCTGCTCGTAGGTCTTGGGCATCTTCTCGATGCGCTCGGCCAGGTTGATGATCCTTAGCGCGAAGTATTCGGCCTCCTCGCCCAGCAGCAGATCGGACAGGGCGAACCGCTGCGCCTGCGGGATGAAGTAGCGCAGCTGTCCGCCCAGCTGTGCGCGGGCCTGGTTGATGCGGTCGGTCTTGAGGTCGGCGTTCATGGCTCAGTCCTTTTTCTCAACGTGGTAGGTTCCTGCGAGCCGGTTGCCCTGGAAGGTCCAGGGCTTGCCGTGCTCGATGTAGCCGCGCGTTTCGGTGCCGTCGATGCACACCGAGGGCGCCCAGGCGCAATCGCTTGGGCCGTGTGCGCGCTCGATGGCGGACGCCTCGGGAAGATGCGCCAGCGAGTGCTTGGCATCCTCCAGGATGCGGAAGCGGGCGCCGTGGAAATGAACGATGTCGCCGGCCTTGAAGTCGTGGATGTACTTGCGCAGCATGGTTCAGCCCTCCAGTTTGGCGAGTGCGTTGATGGCGGCGGAATGAGCCTTGCGTGCCATCGTTCCTGGCTGGTGCGTCACATGGCACTGCTCAAGGCAGTCGCGCACCTCCTTCAGTGCGGCGGCCAGCTCGGGGAAGGCGCACAGCTGGCGCATCAGGCGGTTCGTGTCGGCGACGTTGCCCTGCCAGGCCACGGTCAGCACCTTGCCTGCATAGGATACGATGGACGGATGGCAGACGCTCACGCCGTCAGCCTCTTGGATCGGCGCCCAGGTCTTGCTGTCGAAGTGGCTCATGGTCATGCCTCCTCGACGATGCGGGCGCGGCCCACGGTGTTGCCGTTGATGTCGATCATCGGCACGCCCTCGCCATCCAGGTCGATCAGCCCGTAATGCCCGGACTCCAGGCGGTCGGCCAGCTTGCGCAGGATGCGCGCGGCTTCAGTGCTCGGTTCGTCATCGAAGGCGGCGTAGGTCAGGTCAAGGTCAAGGATCAGCTTGTGCGGTTTCATGGCGGTGGTTCCTGGTTGAATTTTCTTTGTAATTACGCGGCTTTAGTTGTGCCGTGGTTGAATTGAAACACAACAGCTCTCGACTGGCAAGAGGTGTTGCGGCCGGCGCCTGCATTTCGTTGCGACGCCGGCAACAGCTGTTGTTAAGCGGCGAGCCCAGCCTCTTCCCGCACCTGGCGCAGCAGGGGCTCCCCGGCGTGGATGGCGTCGATCATGTCCAGCACCTCGCGCCAGAATGCAATGTCGCCCTGGTTCATGGCGGCGAAGTCCATCGGCGTGTCGGAGGTGTGGGCGATGGCGTCAAGGTCCATGCCCTCGAAGGCGCCGGCTTCCTGCATGGCCAGCATGCGGCGGTACAGGTGCTCGCGCTCGGCGCGCAACAGGCGCTCTTCAGGGGTCGGCGTGGCGCGGTCGATCAGTTCGGCCAGGGCGCGGGCGGGGTCGTCGCCGTGGTAGGCGGCGGACAGGTCGGCCCTGTAGTGGTGGTGCCCACAGGGGCGGAAGTAGGACACGCGGAAGAGGTAGCCTTCGCCCCAGGCTGCGCGGGCGGATGCCTTCACGGCGCCGCGCCACATCGTTGCGGGGTAGCCGGCCTGCGCCAGCGCGAGGGCTGCGAGGCGGTTCGCGGCATGGCTCGGGGTGGTGGTCTTGGTGTTCATGATGGTGGTTCCTTTCCTGGTGGTTTTCGTTGTGGGTTGTGGTGCAGTCGCACCATGCAGGGGCACAGCTGTTGTGCTGCGCCCTGCCGGGTGAGTCCTGCGGCGGGTTAGCGCCAGGCGTCGCGGTTGGTCTGCTCGGCGTTGAACTCGCGCTCCCAGTCGCCCAGCCACTGCCGCATGCTCTCCTCGTCCTCGAACAGCGGCACGCCGATGTTGTGCTTGCTGCCGTGGGCTTCCATGATGCTGCGCGGCGGCTTCGGCGACCGTTCGCTATAGCCCTTGTTCTTGCTGATGGCGTTGGGCGAGTTCATCATCACGGCCCAGCCTGCGGTACGGTGAAAGCCAGCCAGGCACACCACGGTCGCCAGCAGCTCGACATCCAGGCGGTCGTCAAACCGCTTCACCGGCACGAAATAGGCTTGATGCTTCGCCTTGTTCGCCCTGAATGTCCCGCCTGCGCTGTAGCGGTAGCCGATCACCTCGACCTGATGCCCGGCCAGGGTGAGGGCGTCGCAGATCGCCACGATGGCGGCTCCGCGCCAGAAGGCTTGTTCTGCGCTGACCGCGCTTGCAAGCCCGCAATTCGCCCATACCGTCACGAACAGCGGCGCCTTGGCCTCTGTGCGTCGGGTGCGCTCCCAGGCTCGCCCGAGGTCGCCACGCATCACCGCATGCGGGTCCAGGCTGTCGCCGTGATCGCCACGCACGCGGCGGCGGCGGTTCGTGCGGCCTATGCCGACCTCCGGGCGCTGCATCGCTGTCAGGCGCTCGGCGCCTTCGCGCCAGCCGTGGGTCAGGGTGTCGTCGATCTGGCTGCCGGGCACGCCCAACCAGCTCTCTCCCTTCGTGTGCGCCCAGTCGCGTTCAAACTTCGCCGTGTCGGCGTTTTGTGTTTTGTTCTGCTCGGGGTGCAGGAACAGCTGAATCATGTCTTGCACGCTGTCGCACCAGCTGATGCAGCTGTCGCGGTTGTTCTCGACTCGGATGCCCATGATTTTCTCCGTGAAATGACGTTGTTTTATTCTTGGTTCGGCTGTGGTGCCGTGCATGCCGGCTCGATTGAACCGGCATGACCTGCGCCACTGTTAGAACAGCTGTGCGCCTGCGCCGCCTCGCAGGTACTCGGGGATGGCGCGCAGCTCGTCCTCACGCCACCCGAGGAAGAATTGCGCCTTGACCTGCTCGGCGGTGTCGCCCGCTTCCATCATGTCGGTCGCGTCGATCAGGTAGCGGGTTGAAAGGGTGCGGCGCAGGCGGTGATCGCCGATGGCCTTGCGCACCTGGATGGCCCAGTCGCACAGCTCGGCGGCAGCCAGGGCGCGCTCGAGCTTGGTGTCATAGTCCAGGTGGATCATGCCGATACGAAAGCGGTCGATCGTGCTTTCGTCCAGCGCCTCGCGGCCCACGTACTGCATGTCAGCGCCGCGCCCGAAGGTGTTGGCCGATCCGACACAAACGAACTCGGGATGCTTCGTCACCCAGGGGCGTTCGTGGCGCTGTGGCAGCCCAAAACCCTTGTTCGCAAGTGCCTGGTTGATGAACAGCAGCATGTTCGGGTCTGCCGCATCAAGCTCGTCCAGCAGGAACGCGCCGCCGTTCTCGTACAGCTCGACGAAGCGGGCCGGCACATGCACGAACTTGCCGCCATCGCCCAGGGGCAAAAGCCAGCCGCCCAGCGCGCTCTCGCTCATGCCTGCGGTGCATGAAACGCTGCCGAACTCGCGGCCCAGCGCCTCGGCCAGCTGTCCGGCCAGGTGCGTTTTGCCCGAGCCGGCCGGGCCGATCAGCAGGATGTTTTTCCCGCGACTGGCCAGCTTCACCATCCGTTCCAGCTCGGGGCGGGCCTGGCCTTGCACCTCGCGGCGCTCGCCAGCCGGTTGCACGAACACCACGCGCTCGACCGTTTGCGGCTTGATGGCCTCGATGCGCTGCATCAAGTGGTCGAACAGCTGCGTGTTCTCGTCGCGGGTGCGCTGGTGTAGCGCGTCGATCTCGGCGGCGATCAGCTCGCGCACTGCGTCGGCGTCAATCTCGGCCTTCGGCGCCTGGATCAGCGCCTGAAGTGCGTTTTGCAGCTGAGCCACTGCGTCGGCCTGGCTGGCGTTCGCGGTCGCCGTCACGGCGGCACCCTGGTGCATCACGGCTTCGATAGAAGCTGTGGGGAAGGACAGGACCATCTTGATGTACTCGTCCTTGCCGGTGCGGGCGGTGTCGCCGACCTTGCCCTGGTTGAGAGCACGGTAAATCTCGATGACTTGGGCCTTCGTCATGCCCGACAGGCGGGCTTCGATAGGGGTGTCGTTCATGTTCATGGCGGTTCCTTTGTTCCTGGTGGTTTTTGGTCTTGGGTGCTGGTCGCACCGGGTAGCGCGGCGGCGGTGAGTTGCCACCCGCTACACGTTGAAACCTGCGTGAATTCAAGGTGTTGCTATTCCCGTCATTGACTTCGAGCGCCGTTGCAATCTGCGCCTCCGGGGTTCAGGTCCGGTAGGTCTTGCGCTTGCCTGTCGTTCAGGGGTTCCGTCCGGGTTAAAGAGCAACCAGCTGTTGTGCCGTGGTAGAATCAAATCAGTGCATTTAGCTGGTGTGATTGCATTCTGATGCAACAGCTGTTGTCTTGTCAAGCGGTTTGTGCAACTCGGTGTTGTTGCGTTCTTGCTTTTGACTGGATTGGGTGTTGCGGCGAACGAAAACGCGCGCGTGTGGTTGGTGGCTGCCTTTCCTGGCCGGCGTCGAGCCGGGTTCGGGTTCGGCTCCGCTACTAGGGAAGGAAGGAAGGACAGGAAGGAAGGGAAGGGATGACGGAAGGGACAGGAAGGGGCCGGAAACCCGCGCACCTACGGGCAAGGAAGCCGAAAGAGGCGCCAGCCAGGCGGAAGGATGGAACTGTCTTCGTGCGCGATCCTGTCACCGGGCTCAATCCTGAAGAGGCGCTGTTCCTCAAGGCGTTGATGACGGATGCAAAGGGCAGCGTTCCGATTGCTGGCGAGATGATCGGCGTCAGTGAGTCGCAGGCTTATCGCCTGATGCAGCGCCCAGCTGTGAGAAAAATGCTGCGGGAATCAGGGCTGCGGGCTGCCGCTCGGGCTGAATTAACGGCCGAAGAGGTCATTAACGACCTGCGCGAACTGCGCGATGCGTGCCTTGGTCGCGTGCCGGTGAAGAAGACACGCATCAAGGATGGCGAGCCGGTTGAGGTCGAGGTGTTCATCTTCGACGCAATGGGCGCGGCGCGGGCGCTGGAGAAGCTGGGCGACTACTTACAGCTGTGGAACAGCGGGAGCGGTTCGGCCGGCTCGAATATCACGATCCAAATCGGCACCCAGGACGTGCGCCAGTATGCCGATGGCAAGCGCGTGGCGAAGGACATGGGCGACGCGGTTGTCGTCGGTGAGGATGGCCAGCCGGTCACAGCTGTTGATGACGGGCGCGTGGCGTTCCTCATTGGCGGCGGCGGTGGCGTCGGGTTCAACGAAGCGAAGGAAGGGAAGGAAGGATGACGGAAGGAAGGGAAGGTAAGGAGTTGGACGGGATCGGCGGGCGGCTGCCTGTCCTGGCTGGCGCTGTGCCGGGCTTTGGCGTGCTGCATGCTCGGGTGTCGGCGGCGATTGATGCGGCCAGCTGTGGCGCGGGCGGTCAGGGTCCGGCCTCGGTCGAGCTGAGTGCGGATGATGCGCGACAGCTGTTGAACCTGGCCAACGAGTCGCTGGCGTTGCGTGCCGAACTCGATGACACCCGCATGCGTTCCGGCGGCGATGCGGTCGAACAGCTGTCCAGGCTGTCGGCGGCGGTCGGCAAGCTGCTGGCGTCGTGCGGCGCGGTCAAGGCTGGGCGCGGGCGTCCGGTGTCGGCTGCGGCTGCGCTCGGCGAGCTGCGGGCTGTCTGGTGGCAAGTCTCTGGCAAGGCTGAAGAGGTGGCGCGGCGCGATGCGGCGGCGGTGTCCGTCCTGGCGTCGGCTGTGCCGGCCTCGGTCGATCCGGTCACGGCTGGGGTGCTGGCGTGATGGCGCGGGCGGGTTGGTTCGTCCTGGCGCTGGCCGTGGTGCTCGGGTCCGTGGTGCTGGGCGTGCATGGCGTGATGCTGGCCGGTTATTCGCTGCTCTCGGGCGATTGGGTCCGGTGCCTGGGTGGTGCGCTGGTGATGGTGCTGGCGTCGCTGGGCTGCGTGTTCGGCGTCCGGCTGTTCGAGGCCGGCACGGAAGCGGTTGAGGCGGTGCGCCGGGCTCACAGCTGTTCGAGGCGCGGGGCGTCGGATGGGTTCGGCGTCGTCCTGGCTGTGGGGCTGGTGGCCCTGGCGCTGTCGGTGCTCGCGTCACGTGGCGGGCTGCCGGCGCTCGGTGCGCTGCTGCTGTCGGTGTCGGTCTGGTGCTTCGGGTATCTGGTCGGCACTTCGCGTGCGGTCGAGCGCAACAGCTGTGCGGGCTGCGAGGTGCGGCAATGAGGTCGGATCGGTCTTTCCTGGCGCTAGCGCTGGTCGGGTTCCTGGCCGTGGCCGGGCTGCTGTTCCTGGGTGCCGGCAAACAGCTGGCCGGGCTGGTGGCGCTCGGTGCCGGCTTCTGGCTGTCCGGCTACTTCCTGGCGGTGTGGCTGTCGTCGGTGCTGGCGACCCGTCACCGCAAGCTGTGGGTGCCGCCGGCCTGGTGGCAGTGGGTGCTGGTGCGGGTGCGCTGGTGTGGCTGTCTGCTGCTCGGTCACAGCTGGCGACGGGTGCATCCGGCCGGCATGCGTCCGGTGTGCATGCGGTGCGGCCTGATCGGCCAGCGCGACCGTGTAACGTTGAAGGGGTGTGAGGTATGACGAAAGAATACGGATTCGAGCGCGCCGGGGTGTCCGGTCACGGCTCGTCGGTCACGCTGCGGGCGCGGCCGGTGTCGGTGTTGATGACGGTGCTGCTGTGCAAGTACGGCGAGAGCCTGTTGCGCATGCCTGAGCCCTGGGTGATCCGTCCTGGCTCGGCCTATCACGCCAAGCGGCGCGACGACCGGGCGGACCTCCTGGCCAGGCTGCAATACCAGCTCGGCCGCGAGGCGGTTGGGGTGCCGGCATGAGCGCAACAGCTGTTCGCCCGCTGTCGGCGATGGAGGCGCACCGCTGCACCGTGCGGGCCGTGGTGCTCGGCTATGAACAGGGCTACGAGGCGGGCTACAACGACATGGAGGGTCCGGCGCCCTACGGGTTCGGCACGCTGGAGTCTGTCGCCTTGGCGGAGGGCTGGCTGCGTGGCGCGGCTGACGCCAACGAGGACATGCACGGCGAGGCAGCGGCTGCCCTGGATGGCGAGGAGGAGGGCGGCCAATGAGCGGGCATACGATCCGGTACGAGCCTGACGGGCCTACCCTTGCCGCCTACCTGAACAGTCGCGCGTTCATCATCGGCATGCGTGGCCCTGTCGGCGGCGGGAAGTCCGTCTGCTCGTGCATCAAGATCGCCAAGCACGCCATCGAGCAAGCGCCAGGCAAGGACGGCATTCGTCGCTCGCGCTTTGCCATCGTCCGAAACACCTACCCCGAGCTGAAATCAACCACGATCAAGACCTGGCTCGACTGGTTCCCCGAAGAGGTGTTCGGCCGCATCAAGTGGGATGCCCCCATCACGCACATGGTGCGCTTTGCCGATGTCGAGCTTGAGGTGTTGTTCCTGGCAATGGACAAGCCCGACGACGTGAAGAAGCTGCTTTCGCTCGAGGTAACGGGCGTGTGGCTGAACGAGGCGCGCGAGCTACCCAAGGACATTCTCGACGCCGCTACGTCCCGCGTAGGCCGGTATCCGCCAGCCAAGGACCGCCCCGACAACTGTGCCCCGACCGACTGGCCCACGTGGTCCGGCGTCATCATGGACACGAACAGCCCCGACGACCGGCACTGGTGGTACAAGATGGCCGAGGAGCCCGACACCGAACAGCTGGGCAAGCTCGAGGCCGAGTTGCGCGAACAGGGCGCGCTCAAGGCGGACCAGCCTTTGCAGCAGTTCTTCGCTCAGCCGTCCGGCTTGTCACCGCAGGCCGAGAACACGAAGTGGCTGCCGCCGGGCTACTACACCCGCCAGTGCGCCGGCAAGTCCGACGAGTGGATACGGGTCTATGTCAGGAACGAGTACGGCGCTGTCGTCACCGGGCGCCGGGTCTATACCGAGTACAACGACAACATCCATGTGGCCAAGCGGGCGCTCAAGCCGATACCTGGCGTGCCGCTGCTGCTCGGGTTCGACTTCGGCCTTACCCCGTCGTGCATCATCGGCCAGCTCACCCCGCGCGGTCAGCTGCGCGTGCTCGAGGAGATCGTTGCCGAGTCGATGGGCATCGAACAGCTGTGCGAAAACCTGCTGCTCCCGAAGCTCGAGCACGACTACCAGGGGTTCGATCTGTCCGCCTGGGGCGATCCGGCTGGCGTCGGGCGGGCGCAGACCGACGAGCGCACCGCATTCGATGTGCTGCGTGAGAACGGCATCGACACCAATCCGACCGAGACAAACGCCTTCGTCCCGCGCCGCGACGCCGTGGCCTGGTTCATGACGAAGATGGTCGATGGCGAGCCGGCGTTCATCCTGTCGCCGACTTGCTCGGTGCTGCGCAAGGGGTTCATCGGTGGCTACCACTACCCGCGCCTGCGCGTGGTCAGCCTGGAGGACACCTACGCCCAGCTGCCGGCGAAGAACTCGTACTCGCACCCGCATGACGCATTGCAGTACCTGTGCCAAGGCGCCCGATCCGGCGCCATCCGTGGCTATGGCGCGCTCTCCAGGCGCCGTCGCAGATCAACAGCTGTGCGCGCGAACGTATCCGCCGCCGGCTACTGACCCAGAAATTGAAAGTGAATTACTCATGAAAATGAAGAACCGCCTGACCCGAGAGGACATCGAAGCAGAGATTGTCAGTAAGCACTTCTTCACCGCAAAGCATGGTGTCGATGGCGCGCTGGATCGCGGGGAGCTGCACGCAACCTATGCAAATGGCAATCACGGAGATGATCTCCTGGCGCTCGTCACTATATGCGTACTTGTCCTTCGCAATGGATTCAAGGTTGTCGGCGTGAACAATGGCCCGGTCGATCACGGCAACTTCTGCCCTGAAATGGGCCGGAAGTGCGCATACGACAATGCGCTCGACCAGCTGTGGCCGGTGCTGGGCTATCAGTTGCGGGATGCCATTTCGTGCGGCTCGCGCGCACAGCCCTCCGAATCACAATCCATCGAGGTCTGACCTATCATCATTCGCCATCCAGGGCAGGAAGCTCAACCTCCTGCCTTGGGGTTCCCACTGACCTACCAGCAACCCGAAAGGCCAGTGCAAGCTGCCGCTCCTGGCCGGCGAAATCCGATCTCTGTCCTGCGGACGGCCGCCCCAACAACGGAAAGGCGTGACACCTCACCCGCAGGCGGCGGGTATGAAAATCGCAAGGGTTTATCGTCGGACCCCCTTTCCGTCCGGCGCCAGTTCAAATCGCGGCGACGACCCGGAAAGGGTGGGGTTGCTTTGGCTTTCGGCCCCCACGTTTAAGGCACTGCGCTTATCGAGGTAGCTGCGACAGCTTGACCAGCGGCGAACTGCGTCGCCCGGTATCCCTCTAGGGCTGGGTTATGGCCCCCCAGGGCTGGCTTCTATGCCGCGTCGCCCCGTTGCGGCTCGGGCGTGCTGCATGCCCGAACCTCTATTGTACCGCATCAGAAGCGCGCCGCAACTGGCGTGCTGGTAGGTTGCTTCACGCGCAACACGCGGACAACTTGTGTTATGATTAAGGTATGCTCGGCAGTTGGTGACAGCTGTTGATGCGCATGCTTGTTTCTCCTGTGTTCGGCGCCGCCACTCCCCCGGCGCCCTGACGCCCCGCCCTGGCCCTGCCTCGGTGGGGCGTTTCTTTTTCGGCAGCCCTATGCAGCAAATCGACCCTGAATTCTCCGCCGGCTACGACATGACGGAGGGCGAAGAAGCGCCCACGTCCATGCTCGACAGCCTGGGCACGATGCTGTGCGCCGAGTTCGACAACGCGAAGAACCTGCGCCGCTACCGTGAGGAAGAGTGGGCCAAGGACTTGCGCGACTACGAGGGCGAGTACGGCGACGACGTGAAGATCGAGGAGGGGCGCAGCAAGGCATTCATCCGCCTGAACCGCGCCAAGGTCAAGTCGCTCGACGCGCGCATGACGGACATGCTGTTCCCGGCTGGCGACAAGAACTGGACGATCGAGCCGACGCCGGTGCCCGAGCTGGACCCGGAGAAGATGGCGCCCGAGATCGAAATGATCCTGGCGCGTGACGGCGAGATCGACGAGGACGCGATTCTCGAGGCGGTGCGCGATGTTGCGCGCGAGCACTCCGACCGCATGGAAGCGAAGATCGAGGACTACCTTGGCGAGTTCAACTACGCCGAGGAAGCGCGCGAGGTGTTGCACAGCGGGCATGTCTTCGGCACCGGCATCCTGAAAGGCCCGTTCGTCGTCGAGCGCACTCGTCGCAGCTACAGGCGTGTGCCTGACCAGAGCGGCGGCATGACCTACCAGATGGAGGTCGTCGCCGAGCTGCGCGCAGTCGGTCGCGCCGTGCCGATCTGGAACGTCTATCCAGACCCCTATGCCCGCCGTCCCGAGGACTGCGAGTTCATTTGGGAGCGGAACATCACCGCCAAGCACGAGATTCGCCGCCTGGCTGAAGACCCGCGATTCGATGGAGCCGCGATTCGCCAGTACCTGCGCGACCACCCCGAGGGTGACGTGAAGGAGTTGACGCCCTTCGAGTATGAGCTGCTGCACGCCTCAAAGGAAGACGACAAGGGCGTCAAGGCCAACTCGCGCAAGTACGCACTGCTCGAACGCTGGGGCTACATCGACGGCAAGTTCCTGCGCGAAGCGGGCATCGACGTGCCTGAAGACATGCTCGACGTGGAAGTCGAGGCGGTTGTCTGGATGCTGGGCCACAAGGTCATCCGCATCGCGCAGCCGGTGCTGCCGCAAGGCTCGATCCCCTACAAATTCTACTACTTCGAGAAGGACGCATACTCGATTTGGGGCCGAGGCATCTGCTCGATCAACCGCTGGCCGCAACAGCTGTTCAACGCGGCCATCCGCATGATGATCGACAACGCGGCGATCACGTCCGGCCCGCAGGTCGAGGTCAATGCCGACCTGATGGAAGACGAGGCGGACCTGACTACGCTCGTGCCGTTCCGTGTGTGGGTGCGTCGCGGTCGTGGCGCCGAAGCCCAGCACCCGGCGCTGCGCGTGTATGACCTTGGTTCGCGCACGCACGAGTTCATGGCGATGGCCAAGTCCTTCGCCGACCTGTCCGACGAGGTGACGGCCACGCCGAAATTCACCTATGGGCAGCCCGGCAATGGCGCCTCGAAGACCGTTGGCGGTCTGTCGATGCTCATGGGCCAGGCCAACATCGCGCTCAAGGACAACGTGAAGAACTGGGATGAAGGCGTGACCACGCCGTTCATTGCCGACTTCTATCACTACGAAATGCACTACGGCGAGGACGAGTCGGTCAAGGGTGACTATCAGGTCATCGCTCGCGGCTCGTCTTCGCTGATCGCCAAGGAAGTCCGCAGCCAGGCGCTCGAGCAGTTCGCTGCCACCACGGCCAATCCGATCGACGCGCCCACCATCAAGCGGGTGGAACTGAACCGAGAGCGCGCCAAGGCGCTCGACCTGCCGGCCGACACGATCGTCGTCACCGACGAGGAGGTCGAGGAAGACCAGCAGAAGGACCAGATGATTGCCGCGCTGCAAGGCGCGCTTCAGACCGTCGCGCAGCAGATCGGCATCCCGGTCGAACAGCTGTTGCAGGACGTGGCCGGCGGCGCACCCGCGCCCGGCCCGATGCCTGGCCAGCCTATCGGCCCGGTTCCGCCGGTTGCGCCAGCCGGGATGCCGGCATGAGGGGCGACGCACAACTCCGCGTCGAGGATGCCCGGCGCACGCTCGCCCAGCTCGGCCCAACCCATCCGGTAACGAATGCGGTGTGCGTGCTGATCGAAGAGGCGCGTGCCGGCCTGAGCCGCCAGCTGGTGAGCGAGGCAGACACGCATGCGATCTACCGACTCCAGGGTGGCGTGCTCGTGCTCGACGAGCTGCGACGCCACATCGACCGATCCGCCGGCACTTCGCCGGACAAGTAACCCGACGCATGGCAACCCGAGCTGCTGCCCCTGGCTGGCGGCAAGGACACTGCTGCGCGTCGCTTTCACCACAAGGGACACCGCACGTCGGCCCCTGACCCGGAGAGCAACACCCCATGAGCCAAACCCATGACGACTTCGCCAATGCGTTCGATGACGACGACACCGCAGCTGCTGCTGCGACCGCCGGCCAGGACGACGAGCAAAGCCTGAACGACCAGGACGACCAGCAAGGCGCCGCCGCCGGCGACACGCCCGCTGACGACCGTGGCGACGGCGACGCCAGCGAAGCCACCGACCAGCACGACGACGAGGACGACCAGGACGACGCGCCGCAGGGTTCGCAACCGGAAGCGAATGCCCAGCCCGCGACCGATTGGGAGGCCGAGGCGAAACGCTGGAAGGACCGATACAGCACCTTGCAGGGCAAGTACAACGCCGAGGTGGCACGAGCGCAGCGCGGCAACGACGGCAATGCCGGCGACCCGAGCGCAACCACGAAGCCGAGTGCAGCCGCGCCCGCCCCGCAGCCGTCCGACGAGGACGATCAGCTGCTGGCCGAGCTGGACGAGCAGCTGCCGACCGTCGCAAAGGCGGTGCGCAAGCTGATCGCCAAGGAGCGCCAGGCCATCGAGCAGGAGGTGATGGGCCGCATCGCACCGATCGAGCGCACCGCGCAGGAGTCGGCCCGCGAGCGTCACTTCAACTTCATCCGCTCCGCGCACCAGGACTTCGACGAGGTGGTTGCCTCGCCCGAGCTGGCCGCATGGGTCGATGAACAGCCTGCCTATCTGGCCGCAACGTATCGCAGCGTCATGGAGCGCGGGACCGCACAGGATGTCGTCGATCTTCTGTCGCGGTTCAAGAAGGAGTCGGGCATCGCCCCGGCGCCCGAAACCCAATCCGTACAGGCACCGAAGCCGCGCACCGATGCGCTGCGCTCGGCTGCCGCCCCGCGACTGCGCTCGCACGCTGCGATCCCGAATCGTGTGGATCGCAACGACTTCGACGCGGCGTGGGACGACTGACCCCACATCAAGGAGACTGAACCATGTCCCAAACCCAATACGGTGACATCACCCCGCGTACCGCCGGCTATGTGGCCAAGGAAATGCTGACCCGCGCGCTGCCGCTGCTGATTATCGAGCAGTTCGCCCAGGTCAAGCCGCTGCCGACCAACTCGACGAAGACCATGATCTTCCGTCGCTACAACGCGCTCGACCCCACCCCGAACGCGCTGACCGAAGGCGTCACGCCCTCGGCCAAGAAGCTGACCAAGACCGACGTGCAGGTCACGCTGTCGCAGTACGGCGATCGCGTCGAAATCTCGGACGTGGTGATGGACACCCACGAAGACCCGGTGCTGCGCGAGGCGACCGAAATCCTCGGCGAACAGGCTGCGCAGATGGTCGAGCTGGTCCGCTACTCGGTCCTGAAGGCTTCGACCTCGAAGGGTGCGGCTGACGCGACCGCCGTTGGTGATGCGGCCACCGGCTTCGCGGCCACCTTTGCCGACGCCAACGTGAAGGGCGTGCTCTCGCGCGAACTCCAGCGCAAGGTCACGCGCCAGCTGCGCCGCCAGAACGCGCGCCCGATCACGACCCTGCTTGGCCCCTCGGTCAAGATCAGCACCCGCCCGGTCGCGCCGGCCTACATCGCCCTCGCGCACACCGACCTGGAATCGGACATCCGCAACATGGATGGCTTCGTGCCGGTCGAGGAGTACGCCAGCGGCTCGCCTATCGAGGGTGAGATCGGCAAGGTCGAGAACTGCCGCTACATCCTCTCGACGGTCTTCGACTCCGAGAAGGGTGCCGGCCCGGCGAGCACCGACGTTGTGAACACCGCCGGCAACGCAGATATCTACCCGGTGATCTACCTGGCGCGCGACTCATTCGCCACCGTCCCGCTGCGCGGCAAGAACGCCATCACGCCGATGGTCGTGAATCCGAAGCCGTCCGACTCCGACCCGCTGGCCCAGCGTGGTCACGTTGGCTGGAAGACGATGACCAACGCCGTGATCCTCCAGGATGCCTGGATGTTCGTGGCCTTCGTCACCTGCTCGGCATAACGTCGGCACAGCTGTAACCGAACGCCTGGGGGAGTGATCCCCTGGGCGTTTTTCTTTCCGCCAACGGAAAAGGACAAGAATTCATGAGCGAAATCAAGGTCGAGAAGAACGTGCCCAAGCCCACCGAGGTCAAGAAGACCGGCGTCGAAATGGTCACGATCCACATTCACGAGCAGGAAGGGGTCGGCGGCTCGGACGACGTGTTCGTCCAGGACGGCAACAAGGAGTGGCTTATCAAGCGCGGCGTCGATGTCGATGTGCCGCTGGGCGTCTACAACATCCTGCGCGCTGCCGTCATCACCACCTACGAGCCGCACAAGAGCCAGAATGGCGAGATCGAGTACAAGCCGCGCAACTTCCCGCGCTTCAACATGACTCGGGTGTAACCGAGCATGGCAGAAAAATTCAGCGGCATCATCGCGCGTGCGCGCGAGCTGCTGGGCGACGAAGCGGGCGTGCAGCGGTACTCCGACGCCTCGCTGATGCGCCACGCCAACGATGCGCTCAACGTGATCGCCGTTGTGCAGCCACAGCTGTTTAGTGGCTTGAAGACGATGGCGTGCCAGGCTGGCGCCTACCAGTTCATCCCGTCGAGCTGGATCGGGCTGGTCGATGTGATCGGCGTCGTCGGCGGCGGCGCGCTGCTGAAGGCGGATCGCGCCACGCTGGATCGCGTCGATTCGCAGTGGATGCGCCGCACGCCGGGCGTGCCGACACAGTGGGCTGCTGTGGCCGGCGACGAGCGCCGCTTCCTGCTGTGCCCGCCTGCGGCAGAGGGTACGCAGCTCGAGGTCGTGGCGAGCGCCGTGGATCAGGTCTATGCCCTTGCCGATGCGCTGCCGGTGCCCGACGCCTACGCGCCTGCGATTGCCTACTTCGTCGCCTCGATGGCGTTCGGCACGGAGGACGAGGACATGAACGATGCGAAGTCGCAGAAGTACATGAGCCTCTTCCTGGAGTTCATCGGCGCCGACCAGAGCGCCCAAGCCCGCATCCGAGAGAAGCAGGCTGCCAAGCGTAGCGGGGTGCCGGAATGACGCCGTGGGCAACGCTGTACCCGTTCATCGAAACCCTGGCCGTGGGTGTGCCGCGCCCGCTGATCGACCAACAGCTGTTCGTTGTGGCGCGCGAGTTCTGCGCAAAGACGCTGGCCAACCGGCGCCATGTGCATCTGCCATTCAAGGTGGGTGCTGGCTCGATCTCCGCCGGCGACAATGCGCTTGCCTACTCAGGTCTTGAGCTTGAGGCTGGCGATGTGGTCGTGGTCCGCAATGCTGGCGGCTCCAGGCGCAACCTGTCTGCGC